AATTGCCAACCCCGATAGGACACATCCTTACAGGCAGTTTCCTTAAAGTCCCTTGCATTACCCTTCTTTTGTATCTGAGTAAACACGACTCTACAATAACCACTGCCGTGTGGATAACTAGCCACTATTTTAACATATCCGTGAGTGTCTTTTTCAACATTGTGCCAAGATACAACTTTGCCATCATCTAAATTATTAAGTGCAAAGAAAACAGCCTCATCCTGTTTCTTCATATCTTCTTTAGATAATTTGCCCATATTGTTTCGGACAAAGTTATACCACACTTCAACACCTGTTCCTGCGTGTGTGTAATTGTGGCTTACACTCTTCTGACTAGATAGGCTGTTGGTTGTTTTTGTAGGTGTACCACAGGCAGTCAACGATAGACTACTTAATAGGATTAACCATTTCCCAACTGCCATCAAATTTTTGACAGACATATCCTCTCTTCCTTTGGAACTTACCACCGATGTACATCTCGAACCAATACTCCTTGCATTCTTTCGCTATACCGCTGAATGCTAGAAAGTCGTTCCTTCCGTCATCACAATGGAGAGTTTCAATTGTTTGTTTATCTATTACTTCGCCTTGGTCATTCTTAACAATTACTGTCTCGACTGTTGCATTGCAATATTGATCACTCCATGGACCACCTGCCTCTGCTCTAGTCATTAAGAATGCTAACGTCACGAAGATAATCGACATTACCATACCTATAGCAAATAATATGCTATTCCATTTCATACTAATCCTTCGATTGGTTTAGTACTTTACTAGACGCTTTGTCTATCGTGCTACTAATCTTTGATGTAAGTTTAAGATTGTTCTTCTCTTCCACCAATTGAATTATAGCATCAATATCCTTCTTGGATATCTTAACCAAAACAAATGACCTGTAATTGCTCTTCTCAGTGTTGAACATTGTCATTTTCTTTTCAACAGAATAAGTTCTAAGAACTGTCTGCTTGATCATATTGACAATAGTATCTTGAGATTCTACAACTCCTGTCATAGACTCTGGAGCACCTTTTTCAGTGTAAATGATAGATGTCTTATTGTTCATCTCACCATTTATTCTGTCAGTGATCTTCGCCTTTGCTTTAAGAACTGCCTTCTTCATAGACATTTCCATATCTGGAGATACCGCTACTGCTACTGCGTAATAGTAACCTTTAAACAATACTCCTTCTTTGCCTGTGTCTTGGTGTTTCAAGTACCAATTAGGTACCTTCTTTGCTTTAGTATTTTCAGTTGGCAAGTTTACCATCCTACCCGAACAAGCGGATAACACGAATGCCAGTGCTAATACCATTATTATGTTTAAGTGCCTTTTCATAAGCCTCCTCTTTTATCTTTACATTATATAAGATTTTGGAAAAATAGTCAAGTAATTTGGTTTTTATTTTTTGGTGTATTTGTTGAACTTTTGGAGCAATATTACCAAAATTACTTGTCGTCGAATGAATATTCGAAGTTTTGAGACCATACATTCTTTTGTAATAGTTTGGCACCATTCCTCAAATGGAACTTTTCAGCCATTGCTGTCAATGGAGATAGTGTGACCAATCTATTTAAATGGTTAGACTCTTTGATCATCTTGTGTACTTCGTTCACTATCATACGTCCGCCACCCTTTTGTAGACTCCATACCGTGTAGGCTATTGCTATCTTGCCTTGTTGTCCAACTCTATGGATACTTTCTAAATGTGCAACTTCACTTAACTTGTCCAATTCATATAAAGTTTTTGGCACTTGGTTTGTGTATGCGAAGCACATCACAGCCATTAAATCTTTTCCGTAGTATAGACCAAACATTTTTCTACCATGGTTTGTTCTCCAAGACACAGGTAGATCCGGTCTAATTGGGTCCGCACTAATGTCTATATCTTTAAGTTCTACTAACTTGGCTTTCTTCAGCCAATCAAAATTAAAGTATGAACCGATTGATATCGTTGGAATCTTCATCATCTTTTTTGCTTTCTGTTGCTCCTATAAAATTAATTATTCCCCATAGTACAAATACTGAAAAAGGTATACCAATTAAGAATAAAAGTAATCCGTGTTCTAAGTCCATTTTTTATCTCCTCTATGCCATCCTCTATCTTCTATGCTAGTGCTGTCACACTTGGGACACACCCAGCCTTCTTCTGTGTCAAAATCTTGTTTAAGTTCTTGTGCAACTCCACGCCATCTACAATCATAGCAATACCAGTTCCACACTTCTTCCTCTATATCTCTGTTCCCGGATTCTCCGGAACTATTCCCTGTTGCTCTAACCATAGTATCATTATCTCCATTAAGTCAGTCATATCACCAAACAACTCATTTATCATTACTTGTTGTTGATAAACGATATAACTTAATAATATTATCGTAAATGCTATCACAAGTATTGCAAGTCTAAGCAGGTTCATTTATTACCTTTCATCATTGTAATTTCTGTTGCCGCCTTACGTCCTTTTTCATCATCGTCATCTGCGAACACAGGCACCTGATTGCTTTTGTGCATTGTTGCAATACCTATCAATTTTCTCTTGCCCGAATAAAACAACTGCTCTCTTTTCTTACCACCACTAACAGGAATCTTATTGCCCAAAGGAACACCCGTTCTTTCTTCTCCCGGATCGAACTTGAAGTCGCCAGTTGTCTTACGAGGTTTCAACTTGTCCAAACCTCTCTCTTTCAACCACTGTCTATACTCATCTCTAGCCTTACGCAAGGAAGATGTGTTAGGTAGTTTTAATCTTAATCTCTTAGGTAACTTCAATTGTATAAACCCCATAGTTAATATTACCTTATATTTAATTATTTGTCAACTGCGTTGAGTGATTTAATTTTCGCCAATATAATTTGGCTGTACATTTCATTGGTTGACCAAGCCTTCAAACCATCAACCAATTTGGTATAGTTTAATGTACCCGCTTTTAACTGCTTGGTTCTCTCTACTCTAAATTCTTCATATGCTGGATGTCTATTCAATATGTCTATCACATCTGCTACACTTTGGCATTTTGATTTGTATTTCTTTACGCCAAATTTTGCATTTGGTATCGCTAAAGGTTTCATCTGCGGAACATCTTTACTCCAAGTCCTCACACCAAATAGTGCATTACCTTCTGTTGCAAATCTACTTGTACCATAAGCGGATTCCACTATTCCCATCGCAACTAATATGTCTCTTGGTATTCTTTGATCTGATGCTGTCGTCCAGTTAAGATAGTCTATACATTTGTTCATAGACAATACAAATTCTTTGTTGTTTTTAAAAGTAAACTCAGGTTCGTGAAGTCCGAACTCTTTTGCAAGGGCAACCATCTTTCTATCTTCGTCTTGTTGTATCTGTTTGACTATAATAAAATTAGGTTTAAATGTTCCTGCTCCAAAAGCCACACCAAGTACCAGTGCAACAAAAAATGTTTTAATACAGAATGTCTTTATCTTAGAACCAACAGATGGTGTAGACTCAGACTCCTTAGACTTTTGTACCCTTTTCATACCTATATTATATATGATTTTGGCACTAGGGTCAAGTGTTAATAAGCCGCTATTTTATTGGATTTTATAAAGAATTGTGGTCCTGTTCACAGTCAAATCTAGTATCTGTCACTGCGTATCCGTATTCACCGAAGGTTTGTATTAGTGCATTATGTTTTTCCTGTGCTACATTTAGACATTCATTTTTATCTTTGTAGTATTTGACAGGATCCTCGTCAAACATCACACAAGGATTTCCTAAAGTACACACTATTACAATCACTTTCCACATATTAAAATTACTTATCCTTCAAATCTTTGTAACGATCTTTACAGATATTGTACCAGTAAATTCCGCTTTCTCTTAATAATTCGTTGTCAGTTCGGAGTTGTTCCATGCGTCGTTGTATTATGTCCCATTGGTACTGCGACATTACTTTGTCTTTCTGTTGATGCTTTTCAATACGTTGTAAAACATCGTCAATAATAGGGCAAGTAATATCAGGCACCTTGGGCGCCTTCTTCTTCCATTTCTTCCATAGGGTTTTAGAAGACTGTGTCCTAGTACGAGTACGCATAATCTCCTCCAATCACAGTAATATTTAGATTGTATATGTGCGAAGTTTAGTGCAAAGATAAGTTATAAGGTGTGTTTATAGTGTGGGAGCCTAAACTCCCACACCTGACTACTTCTGTTGCCCGGCTAGTCTATTCCGCCAAGTGGCCGGTATTAAGCGGCAACCAATTCCGCGTCAGCGAATATGCTGACTGGAACTGTCACTTCTGGTTTAAATGCGTTTGCATCTAAGAATGATCTTTTACAGAGATCGTACTGGTAAACTCCATGCGCCTTTTGACACTAGTCGAACCTATATCACCCCCGTAAAACACAAAGTGACAATGTGTTTTGCGTGAACGATTTGGTGGAGGTGGTCGGTACTGCCCCGACGTCCTAAATGTTTATTACTCACACTTCAACGCCTACTCTGTATTTAAACAGAATATTGTCAGTTTGTCAATGATTATTGATTAAAGTTTTTGATTAGTTTGACGTCGGACGCAACCTGTCTTCCTCTAAACTCTTGTAGAGTATATTCAATCACGTCACCGTCCATAACTTCGTTTATGTTCGCGGCTTTTAGTGCTGAAATGTGAAGAAATACGTCTTTGCCCTCAATGTCTGGTGTGATAAATCCAAAACCTTTTGCGGAGTTGAACCATTTTACCTTGCCTTTTTCCATATATTATATATTCCCGTAGTGATATTTTCTATCAAATATTATTTATCAAATTGGGATAAGATTGGTTGCTTGACGGGTGCCAAGCAACCAAATTGAATTACATAGAGTTTTTCTTATCTTGTATTTCTTTTCTTCTTGTCTTACTTAATTTGCCTAAGTTTCCTAAAGCCTTTCTGGCTCTAGCCGCCGCCGCTTTTACACCTTTTGTTTCAAAGGCTTCTTGCTCTGCAACATAACTTTCGTAGGCTTCTTTTATTTCATCATGAGTTGCCATAATGTTTCTCCTTTATGATATCATAAATGTGTTTCCAGTTGTTTGCTCTCTGGAAATTCATTTGTTTGTTTATAGTATAACTTGAATTGTGCGGAAGGTCAAGTAGTATTGATGCCAAACCTAGAACAGCACCATCAAAGGCATTTTTTGGTTTATCTTCTATCCACCAAGTGCCTGGTACCAAAGTTTTGAGTGCATCTATCTTGCCACCACCTGTATCCAAAAATGTAAAATCTTCGAACACATCTCCAAAAACATCTTTCAAGTTGTCTTTCCGTGCTTGGTTGGCTATCTTATCAGTGCTCTGAGATGTAATCACATGGAACCTCCAACCTTCGTCAGCAAGTTTTTTAACATATTCAACTGCTCCGTCCATCGGTTCCAAGTATCTCATGTAGGCACTTTCGTTGAATATCTTTACCAACACCGGCATTTCTGCTTCGGGTATCTGATAATTCATATGTAGTTCGTAATGATCCTGAGTTTTCTTTTCGAAGCCATTCATTTTCATATACTTGTCAAACATTTCTTCCCATTTGAAAAGTACACCATCACAATCAGTGGCTATTAGTTTGGTCATTTATTAGTGAATTTAAGTCCTGTGGTACCTTCTGCGTATTTTTTAGCGAACTCTACCTCGGTCTTTGCCATTGTAAGTACTAAATTTTTATTGATTGGAAGTTCAGAAAACTTTGGCACCGTGAACATGAATGGTCCTAGTCCAATACCACTAGCAAGATTAACCAATGCCATAGGTCTCTGGATGTTTACTACTGCTCCATCATCTGAAATAAATCTAGCAATTATTTCTTCACCGCTGGTAAATTTGATACTGACTGTATCACCTTCATTAATTTGTGACATCTTTTTCCTCTTGTTCTTTATTAAAGTGTGCTCGTAGTTGATCATATCCACCAATTAATTTGCCCTTTAATATAATTTGAGGAACTGTTCTCGCATTTGGTACTGCTTCGAGTAATTGTTCTTTACTCCAACCATCGCCTATCATTCTTTCTTCATAAGTAATTTCGTTCAGTTTAAGCAACTGCTTTGCCGCGGTACACTGCGGACACATCATCTTACTCCAGACTATTGTTGATTCTTCCGTAATTGTTGACATCTATTGTATTCTCCTATTTGCTTTATTATACTTAATTATTTTAGGAAAGTCAATCAAATGTCTTGATTGAAATGCTTTATGTATTTTTGGAAATTGTCGTCTGTTATTATGGATACTAATGCAAAGATTAAACCAAGTATTATAATTCCCCAAAGTCCTTTGTCCCATTCAACAAATAGGATAGTATATAAAACTTCCAAGCCGTTCATTCCTTCGTAAGTAGTCATTATAATTTGAATTTAGAAAACTGACCTTTTTTAACGTCCTGTTTAACTCCACCAATGATGTAAGATTCTATTTCAGTTTCTTGTGGAGCAATCTGCATACCTTTAGATGACAACCAGTGCTGTGTCCATGGTAGAGGATTTTGAGTTGCAGGAACTTCATACAACGGATCAAAGCCTAATGCTCTTAATCTCTTGTTTGCAATCCATTCTACATAAGTTCCTAACAATCTTTCGTTAAGTCCGATTATGGAACCATCTTTGAATAAATGTTTTGCCCATGCCTTTTCTTCTTCAACACAATTTTTAAACATCTGGATCACAGTTTTGTCCAAGCCTTTTATAACTTTGCTCATACCTTTGTCATCGCCCCTTTGCCATGCTTTGATAACGTGTGTCGATAAGTTCAAGTGTGTTGCTTCATCTCTAGCAATCAATGAAAGTAGTTTTGCAGAACCTTCCATAAGTTTAAGTTCACCAAATGCAAATGTACAAGCAAATGATACATAGAATCTTAAACCTTCAAGCAGGTTAACATTTATCATTGCAAGATATAATTGTTTTTTCAATTCATCTATATCACCTTTGCCTTTGACTGTGTAGTCTTGTGCCATCTCACTAAATCTGTCATAGTTTTCTGTAACTGATTCTGCTCTCTTTAATATCTCTTTATCATTTAAAATAGTGTCAAATACTTCAGCAGGATCCGAATAGACATTCTTCATTATGTGTGTGTATGCTCTTGAATGGATAGTTTCGAAAAAGTCCCAAGTAACAATACATCCTTCTAATTCAGGATTAGAAACATATGGTAGGAAACTTAAACATGGTCCTCTGCCTTGCACACTGTCTAATAGTGTTTGATACTTTAGGTTAGATGTGAATATGTGTTTCTGTTCTGGTCTGAATGTTTGGAAGTCTGCTCTATCTTTTTGTAAGGAAACTTCTTCAGGTCTCCAAAAGTATCCTAACATTGTTTGGTTAAGTTTATCAAACTGCGGATACTTGAATATATCGTATCTCTGCACATTCTGATCCTCACCAAAGAACATAGGTTCCTTTGTAAAGTCTATATCTTTTCTATTAAAAACTGTTTTCGCCATACCTAATAATTATCTAATTATAACAAATTTTTTGATTACCGTCAACTTTAAATTGTGCAGGCTTCACACTCTCCATCTTCTAAATCCTGTAGTTGTTCTTGGACTTTGGCTTCACCATTCAAGTGTTCACCGTTGACGTGTGACTCACCGTTTAAATGTTCGCCATTAACATGGGATTTATTTGGAATAACTGGAGCATCAATACCCGATGGTTGCACATCTTCCTCTTCACCCTTAAAGTCATATGTGTTCTGATAGTAACTTGTCTTCCATCCATATTTGTATGCCATCAACATATCTTGCGCCATTACTGATAATGGTACTTCGTTGTTTTCATATTGTAATGGATTGTATGACCAATTGCCTGATATTGCTTGGTCAAAATATTTCTGCATCACAGATACAATCTTTATGTATCCTTCGTTACCTCCCATGTCCCATAACAAAGTGTATGCATTTTTCAAGTTAGGGAAACCTGGAACTATCTGTTTTAATGGACCTTTTTTGGATTTTTTAATTGAAAGGAGTGCTCTTGGAGGTTCGATACCGTTAGTTTCGTTACTAACAACGGAAGAACTTTCCGAGGGCATTTGTGCCGATAATGTTGAATGTCTAAGTCCATATTTTAAAATATCTTTTCTTAAAGTTTCCCAAGCCATTCTCTGTTTGTGTGTAACTATTTCATCTACTTCTTTCTTGTAATGATCAATAGGAAGTAATCCATCTGCATATTTTGTTCTATCAAATGCTGTACACTTACCTTTTTCCTCTGCAATATCGCAACTTGCTCTTAACAAGTAATATTGGAATGCTTCTGAAAGTCTATCTACTAACTCCCACGCCTTTGGATCTGAATACTTAACACCGTTCTTCGCGAGATAGTGTGCTAACCCAATGTATCCAATGCCTAAAGAACGTCTAGATTTAGTAGATACTTCTGCCGCTTTCACAGGATAGTCTTGTAATTCTATTATTTCGTCTAATGCTCTAACACTTAAATCACATAACCCTTCAAGTTCAGACAAATTTCCTATTGCTCCAACATTGATTGCTGACAATATACAAAGTGCTATTTCACCTTCAGGATCGTCTATGGATTTAATTGGTGTTGTGGGTAATGTAATTTCCTGACATAAGTTACTCATTGATACTTTGTCTTTGAAACTAGAGTGTGAGTTTGAATGGTCTATATTCATTATATAGATTCTTCCGGTCTCTGCTCTTTCTTTCAATAAGTCTGCGAACAGTTCTTGTGCCGCGATAGTTTTCTTAGGAATGGATTTATCCTTTTCGTATTTCTTATAGAGTGCATCAAACGATTCTGTTCCAAACGCATCATACAATCCAGGAGCGGAATGTGGAGAGAATAATGTGATATCCTCTTCATTAATGAATCTTTCATAGAACAGTTTAGACATCTGTATTGAATAGTCCATACGTCTAACTCTGTTGTCCTCAGTACCTTTGTTATTTTTTAATACAAGTATGTCTTCAATCTCTTGGTGCCATATAGGAAAGTGTACGGTTGCGTTTCCACCACGCACACCATTCTGTGTACAACATCTCACAGTTGATTCGAATTTTTTAAGGAACGGAATGACTCCAGTGTGTTGAACCTCCCCACCTCTAATTTTACTATTAATACCTCTGATACGTCCTGCGTTGATTCCTATGCCTGCTCTTCTGGCAACATATAATCCAATGGCCATATCACTTGAAAAGATTGATGGGAGTGTGTCGTCACTGTCTACAAGAACGCAAGAAGCAAATTGTCTTATAGGAGTTCTCACTCCTGCCATTACTGGCGTTGGTATGTTTATCTTAAATTGTGAAATTGCATCGTAATATTTTTTTACATAACTCATTCTAGTCTTCTTAGGATACTCTGCGAATAATGTTGCCGCGATCATCATGTACATATCTTGTGGAGTTTCATAAAGTTCTCCCGTGCTTCTGTCTTGCACAAGGTACTTGTCCACAACTTGTCTTAGACCTGCGTATGTAAAATCTAAATCTCTATCTCTCTTGATCCAAGTGTTAAACTTTTTAATTTCTGATTTGTGATATTTTTCAACTATTGTTCTATCGTAAACGCCTAATTTTATATTTCTAAGAATTAATTTTAATAAAGGA